TTATAATATAATCACCATAACACAAAATAGGAGTATGTCATGGTTGATGGTAGAGTAAGAAGTGGTAAAGCATCTGCTGAAAAAATGACGGCAGAGCAAAGAAAAGAACGTGCTATGAAAGGCGTTGAGGCTAGAAAAGCTAAGTCTAAATTACCTTCTGCTGAGTACGAGGGTAAATTAAATGTAGGCGATATTCAGTTATCTGTAGCTGTTTTAGATAACGAACAGCGAGTTATAACTCAACAAGCTGTTTTTGACGCGCTAGATAGACCTTCAAGGGGTAACGCAAGGCAGATCAATACCCCTGTTTTTATGGATGCAAAAAACCTTCAACCCTACATTTCTCAAGGGTTGCGAGAGGTGATCGATAGGATTGAGTATGTTGATAAAAACGGTAGGATTCAAAAAGGTTATGATGCAAATATTTTGCCGCTAGTAGCAGACCTTTATCTGAGAGCTAGGGAGGCTAAGGTGCTACACCCAACGCAAATAGATACCGCAAAAAAAGCAGAGGTGTTAGTTAGAGCATTTGCTTTGGTTGGCATTAGAGCATTGGTTGACGAAGCGACAGGATATCAAGCAGTAAGAGAAAAAGACGACCTAGCAAAAATATTTGAGGCGTTTGTCGCTAAAGAGTTGCAACCATGGATAAAAACGTTCCCCGATGACTACTACAAAGAATTGTTTAGGCTTTATGAGTTGCCACAGCCCGAAGAAGGCAATATGTCAAAACCGCAGTTTTTTGGCAAGGTAACAAATAAGGTTATCTACAAAAAATTAGCACCTAAGGTTTTGCCAGAGTTAAAAAAACAAGCGACAAAATTAGGCAAAAAAAGTACAAGGCTACATCAAGCATTAACACCTGAAAAAGGTCACCCCGATTTATTGCGCCTTGTATCATCGGTAACAACGATTGCAAAGTTATCAAAAGATAAAAACGATTTCTTTGAGAAGGTGGATATTATTCATCCTGACTTTGATGAAAACTATATTTCAGAAAGTTAGCTAACACTAAACACTTAACCAAGCCTCAGTCGAAAGATTGGGGTTTTTTATCGCCTAAGGAAACCACATGGCAGCAGATACACGAGTAAGTATAACGGTTGACACTGGCAATGCTGAGGGCAGTCTTAATCGGTTGCGCTCAGTTTTTCAAAGCCTTAACGCTGCTGCTAATACCGCAAGCCGAGATATTGACAGCGCAGGTCGAGCAACACAAACCGCAGGAAGTCGAGCAACAGGCGCAGCTAGCGCATTAACAGGATTATCACGCGCAACCACAACCGCAAACAGCGCGATGACGTCATTACATGGCTCAACCTTTACTTACATTGGTAATACAACGCAAGCCACAAGTGCTGCTACAAGTTTAACTGGTGCATTAGCTACTGCAACGACAGGCGCAAGCCATACGCATACAGCCATGACAAGCTTGTCTAGTAGTACAACAGCCGCAGCAACTGCAACTAGTAGCGTATCGTCTGCAACAGCAAGCGCAAGCGCAGGACTAAACACAACTGCAACCGCTGCTAGTAGCGTGTCAAGCAGCATGACAAGCGCGGCAAGTAGTACCCATACCGCAATGACTAGCTTGTCATCTAGCACCACAAGCGCAGCGAGTGCAGTAGGTGGTGTATCAACCGCAGCATCAACTTTGACAGGCGCATTAACCACAACCGCTACAGGGGCAAGCCATACCCATAGCGCGATGACTAGCTTGTCATCCAGTACTACAAGCGCAGCTGGGGCAGTGGGTGGCGTATCAACCGCAGCTAGTAGCGCAAGTGCTAGTTTGACTGGAACGGCAAGCGCAGCTAGTAGCGCAAGCACAGGTTTATCTCATGCGGCTAGTAGCGCTTCATCGGCTAGCAGTAGCATGACAGCAGCCAGTAATAGCTCAAACACACTGCAGGATGCTTTAGACGGCATTAAAACCATTGGCGCGGCTGCTGGTATTGCATTGGGCGCGGTAGGCTTTGCGCTCAAGGGTGCAGTTGATGAAGCGATCAAGTTTGAGTCTGCAATGGCTGATGTTAAAAAGGTGGTAAATTTTGACAGTCCGCAAGGTTTGGCAAATATGCGGCAGGACTTGCTAGACCTATCCACTCAAATACCCATCACAGCCGATGGGCTTGCTCAAATTGCAGCCGCAGCAGGTCAAAGCGGTATCGCAGCCAACGAGATAACTAAATTCACTGAAGCTGCTGCAAAAATGGGTACGGCGTTTGATATCTCTGCCCAAGAAGCAGGGCAAGCGATGGCAGAAATGCGGACAGCGTTTAAAATGTCACAGACAGACGTTGAAGCGTTGGCGGATAAAATCAACTATCTAGGCAATACCTCACCAAACTCTGCCGCCAAGATTATGAAAATCGTGCAGACAGTTGGACCATTGGGCGAACTTGCAGGGGTGAGCGCGGCTCAAATCGCAGCAATGGGCGCAAGTGTGAATAGCCTTGCCCCCGAAGTGGTAGCGACCGGCTTAAAAAATATGTTTTTAGCACTCACTAAAGGCGAAAGTGCCACAAAATCAGCCAGTGAAGCGTTTAAAAAACTAGGCTTAGACTCGGTGCAAGTGTCGAAAGATATGCAGCAAAACAGTGAAGCGACAATTAACCGCATCATTGAATCATTGAAAAAACTACCTGAAGCCCAGCGCACCGCAACGATTAACGATATTTTTGGTGCTGAAGCCTTGCCTGTCATTGCTCAAATGGTGACAAATACCGAAACACTTACCAAAAATTTAACAGCCGTTGGCGATGCGACAAAATACGCAGGGTCAATGCAACAAGAGTATGCTGCAAGAAGTGCGACCACCGAAAACCAATTAGCCTTGTTTAGCAACAATTTAAACGTGCTAAAAGTGAATGTCGGTAGCGCATTATTGCCAGCGATTAACCAACTTGCTCAAGCGGTCATTCCTGTTGTGCAGTCAATGGCAACATGGGCGCAGCAAAACCCCGATTTAGTCACTCAAATTGTCGCTATCACTGGCGCAGTATTGGGCGCAATTACTGTTTTGGGCGGTCTAGCGTTGGCATTTACCGCCGTGTCTAGTGGCATTGCTGCTGTTAGTGCGATTGCAGGGGGTGTGGCGGCTGTGATTGGTGCTATTAGCTTGCCTGTAGTGGCGGTTGTGGCGGCTATTGCTGCACTGGTAGCGGCAGGGGTTATGCTGTATCAAAATTGGGACACGGTTAAGGCAAAAGCTACCGAGATATGGAATAGTGTTAGTGATTCTGTGGGTAATGCTGTTCAAAGCATTGCTGATTGGTTTCGCAGCGCAGGGCAATCAATAAAAAACGAATTTAGCGTGATTGGTAATGGCGTTAAAAGTGCCATGTCTGCTATATCGTCAACCGTATCTAGTGTATGGAGTGGACTAAAAGGCATTGTATCGTCTGCTATGAGTGCGGTATCTGCTACCGTAACAAGTGCTTGGAATGGCATCAAAAACGCAGTATCAAGTGCGATTAATGCTATTAAATCTGTCGTGTCTGCAGGTCTTGGCTTATTGTCTAGTGTGTTTAGAACACAATTCAATATCATCAAAACCGTTGTATCTACTGTGATGAACGCAATCAAGGCGTTAGTACAAGGCGATATGCAGGGCGTTAAAAATGCCTTTAGTAGTGGCTTTTCAGCGATTATCGGCATTGTCAAAACAGCCGTGTCTAACATCATTAGCGCGTTTGGCAATCTAGGCTCACAGCTATTTACTATCGGTGTGCAAGCGGCGCAAGGTTTGGCAAATGGTATCAAATCACGCATTAGCGCGGTAGGTACTGAAGCTCGTAACCTAGCAAGCAATGTGGCTAATTCAATCCGTAGTGTGCTTGATATCCACTCACCATCAAGGGTAACACATGCGCTAGGCGAACACGCAGGGCAAGGCTTGGCAAATGGTTTAAAGGCTAAACAATCAGAAGTTGCCAAACAAGCCGCGCAATTATCTCAGCAAGTCATAGATAATATTGCAAGCCTAAAACGTGATATCGCTTTGATTGGCAAAGACAGTAACCCACTTGCCGCTTTAAATTACGATATTGAAAACGGCAAATATACGGGCGTTGCTGCTAACCTACTTGATAACTTGAAAACAGCGACTGAAGCCAAGCAGATTGCTACCGAACTTTATCAAGCGAATCAAAGCATCACCAATAGCATTGCGGATATGAACAGGCAAATTGCTTTATTTGGTAACGACAATCCATTGTCTGCATTTTTGTATGATATGCAAAACACGGACAAGTATGTCGGTGCGACTGCTGAAAAACTGCAAATGATGGCGAGTAAGATCCAACAGCTTGAAACGCTAAAGCAAACGAAAGCGAGTGAGGACGCTTTTAGCAAACTAGGCACGGATTTAGCCCAAGAATCGCCCATGGCGAAGTTAACGGCTGAGTATGAGCAGCGTTTAGCGGTTGTTGACCAATACGAGCAGTTACACACAGACAAAGTGGTTGAAGCTGAAGCCATGCGAAAGCAAATCAAGGACAGCTACACGCAAGCAAGTAACAGCTTAATGCTTACGCAGTATGAAGGTATGTTCGGTGCGCTTGCAGGGTTAACTAAATCGTTTGCGGGTGAGCAAAGCGGCATCTATCGGGCGTTGTTTGCTACACAAAAAGCCTTTGCGGTGGCTCAAGCAGGTATGAATTTATGGAAAGCGGCATCAAGTGCTTATGCAGATACACCGGGCACAGTATGGCAAAAGCTAACAGCAGCAGGTATGGCAGTTGCTAAAGGTGGTCAATTTGTCACCATGATAAATGCGATTAAGTCCCCTGCCATCGGTCAAGCGCATGACGGCATTATGTCTGTACCAAAAAGCGGCACTTGGAATCTTGAAAAGGGCGAGCGCGTCCTACCGAAACATACGGCGGCGGCGATGGATAAAACCTTAGCCAATGCAAATGGCAATAACAACGTATCGGTTAATGTCGTAGTCAATGCTGACGGCTCAAGCGATGTGCAAGCTAATGCTCAAATGGGAAAACAGATGGGTGATGCTATCAAAGCGGCAGTGCTACAAACAATCGTACAAGAGAAACGACAAGGGGGCTTATTATCGCGATGAAAACATTTACCTGGGATATTGACGCAAGCAGTAGCGAGACCACGGCTCACAGCGTCAATAAGGTGCAATTTGGCGATGGGTATGAGCAGGTATCTAGTTTTGGGATTAACAACAAGCGCAAAACATGGCAATGCTCAAAACAAAGCTATAAATCCACCATAGATGATATTTACAACTTTCTAGGCTCAACTCAAGCGGTTGAGCCTTTTTATTTTCAGCCGATTAAAACCGAGCAGGGCTTTACTGTGCGTCTTGTCGGTGAAGTCAGCCGTCAGAAAATCGGTGGCGATGTTTGGAAAATCTCTTTTAATCTTGAACAGGCATTTATTTAGGAGTAAAAAATGGCGATACAATTACCGAATCCAGGCTTAGGCGATGGGCAAACAGGCGACAATGAATATGTAATGTGGACGAAGGTTAAGGATAACTTTAACAATACCACCCATGCAGCCAGTCGCTTAGTAGGTACAGCCACAGGTAATGTAATGGAAGTTGGGGCGTTTGGACTAGGGGGGTATACAAAAACCATTGATGCTACTGATAAAAGCATTCAAATCAATAGATTTATCCAAGTAGCAGGTAAAGATGTATACGGTGTAGCGGTATCAGTAAGTTCTAATTGGGGGGTACAGTTTGGTGCCACAATGGATGGTACATTCTTCTGGCGAAGTAACAGAACTGGTATCGCAGGAAATCCAGGGGTTTTATCTGATATTTGGTATGAAGCGTGGTCAACTAAAAATACAACTAAAGATAGTAATGGTTTTTTAAAAGGCGCATCACCTATTGTTCAGCTTTTTGCAGACCATATTGAGCTAAATGATGAAGCAAAACTGCAACCTATTACTTTTGAAAAGCTAGGTGTTGGTGATTACCTTATCAAAGGTAGCACTGGTTTTGCCCAAGAAGGTTGGTATGTCGAGATGCCAAAAGATGCCAATGGTAACGTGCTTGTCGCTGTTGTCTATGAGCAGCTAGAAAATAACGATATCAGCGTCAAAACCTACGCAAAAATGTTTGACGAGGAAACAGGCGATATCGTAGCAAACACGGCTAAACCTCGTGACATCCCATCAACACGCTGGATTGATTTGCGTTTACAGGCTTTACCTCAACCGACACAACCACTTAGCGAAGATGAAACGGTAAACACCAATGCTGAATAGCGATTTTCAAAAACTCAGTGTCGCAGGTATCGTCACACTGTACCAATTAGACGCTACACGCTTAGGCGGTGGCGTTTTTTATTGGCATGGTCATCTAAGCCGTGAAGATTGGGCTTATATTTACGAGTTTGCGAATAAAGCGCAATTCGCCAGCAATTCAAAGCGAGTAGCACCGCAAGGCACAGAGAATATCATAGTGCGCGATATTATTTGGCAAGGACAAGTGTATTCACCTGTTGCGATAAAATCCGATGGTCTTGAGATGCGTGGCGATGGCAAAGCGTCAATGCCTAACCTAGCGATTGCTAATACGCTAAATGGCATTAATGGTGCAATGTCGGCTTTATGTTTGCAGTTATCGGACTTTGCGGGGGCAAAGCTCACCGTTATCACCACTTTAGCTAAATACTTAGACGCGGCTAATTTTGCCAGTGGTAATCCACAAGCACGCAACGAGTATAAAAAACAGGTGTGGTTTGTTGAGCAAAAAACGGCTGAAAATGCCAGTCAAGTGACGTTTGAATTGTCTAACCCAGTTGATTTTGAAGGTATGAAAATTCCATGCCGTGAAATCACAAACTACTGCCATTGGGCTGTCTGTGGGCGGTATCGTCAAGACCCTTGTTTGTATAGCGGCTCTGCGATGTTTACCAAAGATGGCAAGCCTACCGATGACCAAAGTTTAGATTACTGTGGCGGTAGTTTGGCTGATTGCAAGTTAAGAGATAACACGGCTAGATTTGGCGGATTTCCAAGCAGTAGTTTAAATTAAGGGTAATCATGAAGCTCACTAAAAAACTCAAACAAGCCATACTTAACCATGCCAACCAAGAAAAGCCGCGCGAATGTTGCGGCTTTATCGTTTCTAATGCTTATGTGCCATGCCGAAATATTAGCACTGATGATGACAGTTTTGAGATTGACCCAAAAGACACAGTAAAGGCTGAACGTCTAGGTGAAATAAAAGCGATTGTGCATAGTCACCCACAGGGGACAAGTGAAGCATCACCGATGGATATTATACAGATGAGTTATCACAAAAAGCCGTGGGTGATTGTGGGTAGTGATGGGGAGTTTAGCGTTTATGAAAATTATTGAGCTGCATGGCGTGTTGCGAGAACGCTTTGGTCAATACTTCACCCTTGATGTGCAGACAGCTCATGAAGCGACCTATGCGCTAGGCTGTCAGTTGCCCGAATTTCGCCAGTTTATGCTAGATGCAGAAGACAATGGCATGGCGTTTGCGGTCTTTGCTGATGATGATAATTTGTCGGTAGATGATATTGACTGTATCACCGATGCCGAAGTTATCCATATTGTGCCGCGTCTAATCGGTAGCGGCTTGGGTGATATTTTTCAGTTGGTAGCAGGGGCTATCTTAATCGGTGTGGGTATGCTCAATCCATTGGGTATGTTTGCTGCGTCAACTTTAACCGCATTTACAGGCGCAGGTATTGGGCTAATGGTTGGCGGTATTGCAGGGCTTTTGATGCCAACACCAACACTTGATAATCAAGACCGAGACGGCAATAGAGCAAATAAAGGATTTGGCGGGGCAATTACTACCGTGGCGCAGGGCAATCCTGTACCGATACTTTACGGTGAGCGGGATATTGGCGGATTTTATGCCAGTGCAGGTATTTATAGCGAAGATGATAAGGGGTAAGGCATGAGTTTTTTGAGTAAATTGCTCGGTGGCGGCAGCAAACCAAGACAGCCAAAAATAGAAAAAGACAGCCTTGCATCCATCTCAACCGCTAAAATCCTGTATGGCTTGGCAGAAGGTGAAATCAGTGGCTTAGTTGATGGCGCAAAGTCAATCAAACTAGATGATACGCCACTGCTTAATGACGCAGGACAGCCAAACTTTGTTGACGATAAAGAAAAACTAGCGGTTAAATGGGATTTTCGTAGCGGCTCAAATAACCAAGATTACATACAAGGCTTTCCCGATGTTGCCAATGAAAAACCTATTGGTGTGCAACTAAGACAAGCCACGCCTTACGTTAAGCAAATTAACGATATCAATCTATCTGCCATTGTCGTGCGCGTGTCGTTTGGGGCGTTGCGAAACCAAAAAACCAATGGCGATATCACAGGCACAACGGTTAAATACCGCATTGATTTAATGACGGATAACGGCAGCTATCAAGCCGTCATTGACGGTAATGTCACGGCTAAAACTTCGGATAAGTATGAGCGCAGTCACCGCATTGACTTACCCAAAGCTAAAAATGGCTGGTTAGTCAAAGTGACGCGCATTACGCCCGATAGCACCAGTGATTTATTGTCTAATTCAATGTCGATTGAAGCAATCACTGAGATTATTGACGTTAAATTGGCGTACCCTAATACTGCCATGCTTGGTATTCAGTATGACGCCCGTACCTTTAGCAATATCGCTAAATTATCGGTGCGTTGTCGTGGCAAGCTATTAAAAATCCCTAGCAACTATGACCCTGTAGGTCGCACCTATAACGGTATTTGGGATGGCACGTTTAAAACAGCTTACTCAAATAACCCTGCATGGGTGTTTTATGATATTTGCCTAAACTGGCGTTATGGTCTTGGCAGACGTTTAGATGCGTCAATGATTGATAAATGGGCATTGTACCAAATCGCACGTTATTGTGATGAGATGGTATCTGATGGGCTGGGTGGGCAAGAGCCGCGTTTTGCTGTCAACGTCTATCTACAGTCACAGCAAGACGCATTTACCGTGCTGCAAAGCCTGTCATCTATCTTTCGTGGCATGGCATACTGGAACGGTGAGCAAGTCACAGTCACAATGGACGCACCGCAAACGCCTGTTTATACCTTTAGCCGTGCAAACGTGGTCGATGGTATTTTTAACTACACTGGCACTCGTGCGCGTGATAGACACACAGTCGCTAAGGTGGCATGGGATAACCCAAAAAATGATTTTAAAACCGAATATGAGCCTGTGCGTGATGAATACGCCATTGCAAAATATGGTATCAATCAGCTAGACATTAATATGATGGGCTGCACGTCACAAGGGCAAGCGCAACGTGCGGGACTGTGGGCATTAAAATCTGAGCAACTAGAAGACCGTCAAGTTAGCTTTAGTATCGGTTTAGACGGTATGCTTGAGCGTATCAAGCCTAGCGCGATTATTGCCATTAGTGATGAAGTATTTGCAGGTCGCGCAAATGGTGGGCGTATTGTTGCGATTAGTGGTGATAGAAAAACCATCACGCTAGATAGAGCGGTTACGGCAAATGTTGGTGATACGCTTGTCATTAACAATAGCGATGGCGTGGCAGAGCGTCAAAGTATCAGTGCGATTAATGGCGCAGATATTACCGTATCTGTAGCATTTGACAAGCCCGAAGCGCAACATATATGGGCGATTGATAGTCCTAATTTGCGCCTAATGCTATTTAAAATCATCTCAATTAAGCAAAACGATGATTTAACCCACACCATTACCGCGATACAACACGAGCCGCAAAAATACGCGGCTGTCGATAGTGGTGCGTATGTGCAGCCGCAAAGAGTCAGCGTTGTTGAGCCTAATATCGTTGCTGCACCCGAAGCGGTGGCTATCGGTCAATTTGAGCGACAAATTCAAGGGCAAACTGTTGTCACAATGACTATCGGCTGGACGCAGGTTAAAGATGCAGTTAGCTATATTGTCGAGTTTAAAAGAGATGATGGCAACTGGGTCAAACTTGCACCGCAAGGCGGCTTATCAGTCGATGTTGAAGGGGTGTATGCGGGCAACTATTTAGCGCGTGTAACGGCTGTCAATGCGTATGACTTACAGTCGATGCCAAAAACGTCTATGCTTACGGCAGTTGTCGGTAAATTAGGCACACCACCTAGCCTTGCAAGTCTTAAAGCCACAGGTATTTTATTTGGTATGCAGCTAGATTGGCTATTTGCTCAAGGCTCAAGCGACACTAACTACACCGAGATACAAGTAGCAAGTGCGCCTGATACCAATGTTGCGCTGCTAGGTACTTATGCCTATCCGACTAATACCGCAACAATTAACGGTTTACAAGGCAATTTAACGCAATATTACCGTGGTCGCATCGTTGATAAATTGGGCAATGCGTCACCATGGACAAACTGGGTAAAAGGTGTCACCAGTGCTGATGCCCAAAAAGTGCTTGATTTGCTCAACGAGCAAATCACCGAAAGCCAGTTACACAAAACGCTGACTAGCAAGATTGACAAGGTTAGCAGGATTGAGCCTTTAGAATTGATTGTTGGCGATGAAACCAAAGGGCTTGTCAAAGCCATTGCTGATGAACGCACTGCTCGTATTGACGCTATTGGTACATCGGCACTTGATAATTCTAAGAGTCTGCATGAGCGTGCTGATAGCCTTGCAAACACTGTCAACGGCGTTACTGAATGGCAAAAAGAAGTCAACACAGATATTGAGAAAAGTTTTGAAAAATTGACTTATTTAGCGTCTGAGTTAGACTTTGGTTATGCGGACAAAAAACAATACGCATCGACAGCACGCGGTACAGCATGGACATTTGCTAAGACTGTCGCACGTGCTGACTATGTTAACTCAGAGCTTGCGCGTGGCATATCGGCTGACCTTGAAGGTGCTAAGGCAAGTTTTACTGAGCAAATCACGGCAACGGCAACCAAAAACCTAGCAACCACTCAAAGGATAGAAAACCTATCTGCTCAAGTTGTTGGCGGCTATGAAGGCAATGATTTAAGCAAATTATCAAGCGGTTTACTCTATCAAGAGGCAACTGCTAGAGCGTCTGATGTTAGTGCGTTGTCTGAGCAAATCAGCTTGTTAAGTGCAGGTGTCGGCGAACAGTTTGACCCTTACAAGATTTGGCATTTTGACAAAGATAGCGAAGGTTGGACAGGTGGTACTTACAGTGATGGTTATATCAATGCGCGTACTGGCAAGCTGCAAAGCCCAAGTCTATCAAAAACGCTTGACGATGGCACTGTTGAGACGCTAAATGCTAACACTTATCACCATATTAAAATGCGCCTTGAAGTTGTCGGTGAGCCTACATGGTCGGGATTGGTTGAATGGACAGGCGGTAGCAAAACCATCACTGCACCTAAAATTGATAGCGGCGTAGCCAATGTCAGTTTTGATTTAAAATGGGCTGGTAGCATTGATAAATTCAGTATCAAGATTGCGGAAACCGCCGACAATCTAAACTACTACAAAGTGGATTGGATTGCTGTAGGTCGCCCATCGCCAGGCGCGTCATCTGCTGCTGTACTTGATGTTAAACGTGCGTTTAGTGATTATAAAGTATCGTCTAGCGAAAATATGAAGGATTTAACAAGTGCGATTTACGGTACTGACTTAACGCCGCTTACGGCTTCAATCCGTGAGCAGTTAAAAACCTTAGCGACTGCTAGCGGTACTTATGCAGATAGGCTAACCGTACTCGATGCTTGGTACAAAGGCGAAGATGCGTCAATGGCTGCTATCACTAAACAGCAATATGAAGCCTTAACGAGTGCTGACAGTGCCAATGCTCGTAAAGTCGAGGAGCTGTTTGCAGAAATAGACCTCGGCTATGCTGACAAAACAAAGTTTGCAAACATCAATCGCTCAATGCAGCGCACACTTGCGATGAGCGTTGCGGTAGCTGACTGGAATCAAAGCCAGCGCATTGATACCTTGCAATCTGAATTTCAAGGCAACACGGCACAGGTGCAAAAAGAACTGTTAACGCTGTCTAGTGCAGATTTGTCTATTGCGTCTGAGCAAACAAGACTGTCCGCAGCCATCGGCAAAAACACTACTAACATACTTGAGTTATCACTTGCTGTTACTAAGCCTGAAACAGGTCTTGCTGCTAAAGTGACTCAACTACAGACTGAAACCGAAGCGGCGCAAATTTTAGCAAGTAGCAAAGGCGAGATTATCTATAGTGTCGCTGAGCCACCCGCTAAATACAGATTACCGCAAAATCTATGGTTTAAAAAAGATGGCGAAAACACTACTCCTCACGTGTGGGATGTAGCACAAAGTAAGTGGGTAGCATTAACTGACAAAGCAGCGGCAGATGCTCAAGCGGAAGCGGCGGCGGCTAAACGGGCGGCAGGACTAGCTCAAGATGCTGCTGATGCTAAAGGTGAGGTTATCTTTAGCAGTACAGCACCCAGCGCAACTAAGCGATTGCCGCAGAATCTATGGATTGACACAACTGACGGTGCTAACACGCCTAAGCGTTGGGATGGTAGCGCGTGGGTTGAAGTAACCGACAAGGCGACCAAAGATGCGGCACAGGCAGCGAGCGCGGCTCAAAAGGCGGCTGATGCGGCTCAAGGCGCAGCCGACGAAGCAGACAGAAAAGCTAAACTTGCTTTAAAAGACCTTAAAGACATATCAGACGATGACAAGTTAACACCGGCTGAGAAGAAGCAGTTACGCCTGATTGTTGATGATATTAAGCAAGTCGATGCTGATATCAGAACTAGGGCAGCTAAATACAAAGTATCTACTACGGAGTATGATGCAGCTTACACGGCTTTGATAACAAACTACATCAATGATTTGCTTGCTGACTACAATGTGACTAGCAACATTGTGCGTACTGAATTTAACCGCAAGTTTAACGAGTTTTTTGCTAAACGAGCGCAGCTTGATACGTCAATTACTATTGCTGCTAAGAGTGTCGCTGATGGCTTAAAATCTGAGTTGAGTTTAGGTTATTCAAGTAAAGAGAAGTATGCTAATAGCAATCGCACTATCCCCAATAATGCAGCGACAGCCATTGCGCGAGCGCAAACGCAAGCAAATGGGGCGAGTATGGCGGCTACTGAGGCGCAAAACTCTGCTCAAAATGCACAAGCTGCGGCCGATAATGCGAAATCAAAAGCTGATGTAGCACAAGCGCAGATTAATGATATCTCTGCTGATGGCAGATTAACACCTGTTGAGAAAAAACAGGCTAATTTGATATGGGTTGAGATAGTTAAAACTGACGCAGAGGTTAAGGCGAACGCTGCTAAATACAAGGTGGACACCACAGCTTATAGCAGTGCTTACAACGCGCTTAATGCCTACTTAGCACCGTTAATTGCGGATACTAACACAACTAGCGATATTGACCGTGCTAAGTTTGACAAGGCTTTTGCTGATGTTTATGCAGCACGAGCAGAGGTTAATAGGTTAATTGTTGCGGCGGCTGAAAAGCAAGCGGCTGATGCCCAAATTGCAGCTAACGCTAAAGGCGAAAACATTTACTCAGCAACTCAACCATCGGCTGATAAACAACTGCCTCAAAATATTTGGTATAAAATTGAGGGTAGTGTTGTAACTGCTCACGCGTGGGCTAACGGTAAATGGACTCCGATTGTTGATAAGGGCGCGGCTGAGGCTAAGAGTGCAGCAGATAGCAAAGGCGAGGTGATTTATAGTAGCACAGAGCCAGCACCCGATAAGCGATTAAATCAAAACTTATGGGTTGATACAGCAAACGGTAAAAACGTATTCAAGCGTTGGAATGGTAGCGCATGGGTGGTTGCTACCGACCAAACTGCTGTTGACTTGGCTAAAAACAAAGGGGAGGTGATTTACTCAGCAACTCAGCCGTCAGTAGATAAGCAGCTACCGCAGAATATCTGGTACAAGCAGCAAACCGTCAACAGTCAAACTGTTGTTACGCCCCATGTTTGGACTGGTGATAAGTGGACTCCGCTTACTGATAAAGGTGTTGTTGATGCTGTTGCTATCGCAAACTCAAAAGGCGAAGTCATCACAAGTGACACTATCCCTGATGCAACTAAGCGACTGCCACAAAACCTATGGATTGATACACGTCAAGGTAAGAACACACCGCGCAGGTGGAATGGGTCTGCATGGGAGGCAGTAACAGACCAAGCCGCCATTGAAGCTGTTAACGATGTTAAGACAAACCTTGCCACGTATGTCAAAGAATCGGGCGCATATAGCACCGAGTTTGGCAACATCGCTGGTGAGATAACAACGATACAAGGCTCAGTTAAAGGGGTTACAGATAGTATACAAGTGGTCGCTGCCATCGGCGATGCTGAACGCTTAAAGTACGAAATATCAAAAGAGCGTCTAAACAAAAACAAAGCTGCATTACAGGGCAAAGTTACTGATTTAGACTCACTGATAGCTAAGTACAAAGCGCAGCGAACTGATGCACAAGCTAAAAAGGCTCAAGCAACCGATACATCTGTTATCGCATTGTATGACCAACAGATAGCATTGTTAAGCACTAACATCACTGATACACAAGCGCAACGTGACGAATTAGCAAGTCAGGTCACGCAGTTAGACCAAGAGATAAAAGAGCTTGCAAGTTTGAAGTTGACCGAAAGCAACATCAAAAAGCAATACTTTGTTAAGTTTGACTCTAATAAGCGTGCGGCAGGGTTTGGTATTATGGAAGATGATAGTGCCAATATCGACTTTGCAGTGCTTGCGGATAAGTTCTACATCGCACCGCCTAATGGCATCGGCAAAGGTGACAGTCCATTTATGGTGCTAACGTCTAGCCAAACCATCAATGGCACGGTCGTCCCCGCAGGTACTTATATCAAGTCTGCATACATCCATAACGGCTCGATTGATGTTGCTAAAATAGCAGACGCAACTATTACGAGTGCAAAAATTGGTCAAGGTGAGATTAAGAGCGTTAATATCGGAACTGCAGAAATTGACACGCTTAATCTCAGAGGACAGGCTGTAACTGTAACATCAGCAGTTACACAGACAACTTTTTTTGATGCTAAAACAAGTGCAAATACAGATGCCATATATCTTTATACAGGTGGTGCGACAGTGGCAGTTGAGTTTAGCTTAATCAGCTGTAACCCTGAAGGCTCAGGTAGTTTTCTTGTGGAGTGTTATGTTAACGATGTGGTAAAAGGCTCTTGGAATTTATCGGGTACTTTCGGTTACTATCCGAGTATGTTCTTTCCTTTCTCAGTGGCGACAGGCACAGAGCAAACTAAAGTACATATTAAGGTTACAAGTAATGGGGCTAAAATCGGCTCACAAGGATATTTCTTCAAAGTGACGGGGTTAAAGCGGTAATATGTCAAGTATATCTATTTACGTATTAAACGAAGATTGTTCATATAGAAACCAGCGAATCGGCGATATAGATAGTTTGATGTTGGCTGTAGAGATAGAAAATCTTAACTACACACTACAATCACCGCCATCTTTCCATGAAACGTGGTATTGGTATAACAATCAGTGGAACGACAAACCTAGCAATTAAGCTAGGTTTTTTATTTAAGGGGGCGTAAATGCCAAAAAAACGAGTTAAAACATCGGCGCTTTGGGTATTTGCGCTCATGCTGATGATATCAACAGTCGCAGTGGCTCAAGTGGGAGATGATACCCCTAAGCCAATTTTAAATAGTTGGGGCATGACTGCGCCATTCTTGCTGTCATGGCTGCCAGTATGGATTTTTAGCGTATTGGGCGGTATCGGGTCAATATTTGTCAAAGTCGATAACATCGATGCGCGGTTTAGATATCTGTATGTTGCCAAACCGTTCTTGGGTGTGCTTGGCGGTATGTCGCTGTCAATCGCAATGACAGACGGACGCGACCCGCCCGAAGTTATTTTAAGCACATACGCGGCAATCTCATCTTTTTTATCAAGCGCAATTTTACAGTTTGTGCTTGTCTTGCTGTCTAGTCCAAAAAATAGCTTAAAAGTCGTCAATAGCGTGAGCCCAGTGCAATTTGAGTTGCCCGACAAAGGGGGTGAGTCATGATTAGCGTAATTCTGTGTTTTATCGGCGCGCTGTTCGGTGTGTTTGCGCTCATTAAATGGTTTTGCATCTTAAAGCCCGATGTGCACACCAACGCGTATAACGTGATTCCAATCGTGGTAACAACGATTTCTTGGCTATCTGCTGCCGTGACATTTTATCAGACTGAAACATATAACAGCCCAATCGATATTCAGCGATTTTTTATGGTGATGGGCGTGGCAGGGCTTATTTGGCGCATTAAAGTTTATCGTGAGTCATCGCATAAAAAGGATGCAATCATCAAAGCGCAGCGCGACACAATCAATCATCTAACCGCCAAATAAGGCGGTTTTTTATGGAGTGGCAAAATGTCAGTTAAAGAGATACAACGCTCACTAGGCGTAACGGCAGATGGTGTTTGGGGCAATAAATCGCAAGCTGCGCTCGATGCCAGCAAACTAAAACTTAATTACTCATGGGACAAAATGCGCTATGCGTTTGGCGGCTTTACCCAATCACAGGTTAACGGTTTTAATGCAATCATGGCAGCGATTAACGCCAATCAAGCCGCTAAAAATCCATTGTTTGCAGCTTATATCTTAGCGACTGTGTGGCATGAGACAGCTAAAACCATGCAGTCTATCGCAGAGTATGGCAAGGGCAAGACGCGCAAGTACGGTCAATGGTTTACCAACAGCAAGGGGCAAAAATACGGCATACGCAATGGCAGTGGCGCGGTATATCTGCAATCTGAATACCCGCATTTGTACTATGGTCGCGGATACTGCCAATTAACATGGCTCGATAATTATATCAAGCTAGGTAAAATGATTAACGTGGACTTGGCAAACAATCCTGACTTGGCACTTGAGCCAAAAAATGCAGCTAATATCTTGATTACAGGTATGCTAACAGGTGCGTTTACTGGAATGTCACTGCCACGCTGTATCAAGACAGGCGCAACACAGGAATTTGTTAATGCGCGTAAAATCATCAATGGCACTGACCGCGATAAATTGGTTGCTGGTTACGCGGTTAAGTTTTTAGATTGTTTGATTGCAAAGTAAAATTCATTCAACAAAAAACCCTAGTTTTTGGCTAGGGTTTGTCTTATTATAATCACAAATGGTTAACCGTTATTTTTGTCAAAAAAACCACTCAATACGGTATCAGTTACGGTATCATCAAAAATCAAACTATTAAAACACAGTGTTATCAATGGTTTGTATGTCAAATTCGTTTCCCGCTGGGCGTACCACATCAACGTTTTAATAGTGTGCATTATATTGCAATACATTGCATAAGTCGCTTAAAATCTAGCTTCATCATTGCAATTCATTTCAATGCGTTTTAACTCATTGCAACTAAACCACACTATTTTAAGCGGTATCTTAAAAATACCGCATTTTTGATACCGTAAAATGCTCACTTTAGCCAAAATTAAGGCGTTACAGCCAAAAGAAAAAGATTATAAAGTCACAGATGGGCGCGGCTTATATCTGCTTGTCAAAAAAAACGGCAGTAAGCTATGGCGTTATGACTATGCCCGACCACTCACCAAAAAACGCGCTACCTATTCATTGGGTGCTTATCCCGATTTATCGCTAGTTGATGCGAGAAATATGCACAGCGAACTTAGGACAATGCTAGCAAAAGGCATTGACCCATTAGAGCATAAAAAAGAATTGGCGCGTGAAGCGATACTCGCTCAAAAGTCCATCTTTGAAGCGGTTGCCTTAGAATATATTGAGAAAAAATCACTCACCTGGGCAGAAACAACTAAGATTAACAATCAGCGTTACTTAAGTTATGCCAGTGCCAAGTTTGGCAAAAAGCCAATCAGTGAAGTTAAAGCGATTGATGTTCTAGACGTATGCAGACTTGAAGAAAAGAAAGGCAATTATGAGCAAGCGTTAAAGATACGCTCGGTAGTCGGTCAAGTCATGCGCTATGCGGTGGCTTGTAGTTACTGTGAGCGCGATGTGACGCAAGATTTGCGCGGTGCTATTATCACACCAAAAGCCAATCATCATGCAGCTATTATTGACCCTGTAGAGTTAGGCAAGCTATTAAACGGTATTGATACTTATAACGGCTACCTTGAAACGCAAATCGCATTGAAACTTATGCCTTATATTTTCGTGCGCCCTGGGGAACTTCGCTTTGCTCAATGGTCGGATATTGATTTTGACGAAAGACAATTTAAGTTTACACCGCGCAAAACACGACAAATCACTGGCGTTAGCCTAGTTGTTCCGTTATCTCATCAGGCTTTTAACTTATTAAAGGAAATTGAACCAGTAACCCGCCACAAGTCTAAGTTCATTTTTCCAGCCGTTCATACCGTATTAAAGCCGATGAGTGAAAATACCATGCGGCAAGCATTGATGCGGCTTGGCTATACCAGTGACGAGCATACTATACACGGTTTTAGGGCAACTGCTAGAACTTTACTTGTTGAAAAGCTAAAGTATGACGAGCAATTAGTTGAAATGCAACTAGGTCATCGGGTGCGCGATATGCACGGCAGGGCATACAATCGCACCACCTTTATCGAGGAACGCACAGAAATGATGCAAGCATGGGCTGATTATCTTGACGAAATAAAAAAGGCGACCTAAGCCGCCTTGTTTTGATGTTGTTTGATAGTTTTGCCTAGCCACTTTTTGCCTTTAGTGTTTGGGTTTACATCCGCTTTTGGGAATAAACCTTTTTTCACCCACCGCCATAGTGTGCTAGGACTGTCAATTTTAAATATTTGCATTACATCGGCTTGCGTGTAGTACAAGTCATCATGTATTACTTTAATCATCACTCACTCCCTATCAATCGCTTTTCGTCTATCACGTTCATTTTTTAAAGCATCTAGCAGGGCAAGCCACATTTTTTTATCGCAATCTGCACCCAAACCCCAATCAAACTGTGATTGATGCTCAATATCATTGATTAAAACGTCTAACGTGCCATTTTCTACTTTGTCTAAATGCCTTTTGATGATATCCCCAACTTCGTGTGGTGCGTAAGTCATGCGACCTATAACATAACGCGCGGAATAAATAATCAAACCTTGAAATTCTTTGCTAGTTATCGTGGTTTTAGTCATCTTTCACCTCGCTTTCTGCTTCATGCTGCTTGACGATTTTGATAGCCATTTTTAAACCTGCGATAGTAGCGGTATGTACCATGGCGATTTCATCATCTACGATTGCAAACTGCTCAAAAGAATTTTCTAGGCTTTCGATTTCTCGCTCCAACTTCTCAATCAGCGTTAGAGGCTCGGTCGCATCTACTGGCTGAGTGATTACGCTTGCTGTCTGTATTGTTGAGATGCGTTCCATTAGATAAACTCCTGTAGCTGTGGTGGTGTGTAGTTTGCGCCTTTCTTGATTTTGCCGTTGTCATTAAATACTGGCTTGCCATTTTCAAACTTTGAGAAGTTGCTGCGGTTGACTTCGTTTGCGGCTGCTACCATGTTCATTTTTAGCATATAGCCTAGACCTAAGCCTGTTACTTGGCGGTCAATCAATCCATCTAGTAACTCGGTTTTATCAATGCAGTTAATAGCATTCATGCACCATGTTCTTTTAGCCTTAAAGTCATTGGCATAACTTTCGACTTGTTCGGCTAACGAGTGTTGATTACACGCTCGTAAAATTTCGGTTTGCTCTTCAAGGTCGCACCCAAACTGCACGCAAATATTCTCAATCGTAGGCTCTGGAACTGCCAACTCAAACCATTTCAGCGTATCGGATAGCGGCTCACTGACTGTCTCAAAACTCGCATTTATCCAACGCTGTAGTGTCTGCTCGCACCATGCCTTGCCATCGTCTAGCGTGTCAAAGGTATGGTCTTTTTCGGGTCGCATACCGCTACAATAGACTGTGCTTTCAAACTTGCCTTTACCATTTGATTTAACGCTTAATTCAACGCCTAGCACTTTTGCGGTGGCTTCAGTCGTGTGGGTCTGCCATTTGATAATTGGTTTCATGCGTTTAACTCCTTTTTAAATTCTTTGCAATCGTAGGGCTTACGGTTATTCGCCCCACTCATAGCTTGGGTAGTAGGTTAATCGTTTAGGATGGATTCGGTTAGCGGTTCGCCTGTGCGTGGGTCAAAAGGGACGACATGGCACCAAGTTTCACCATAGCCATCTTGAAAATTACCATTGTGATTGACTGCATAGATAACCCCGCAGTCATCTAGTTCTACAGCGTTTTTGTCGCTTGTATTACTCACATAACAAGGAACATACTTCCAACCCTTATCTAACATCGCCCTTGCAAGGTCGCTACCAGTCAACGGCTTAGGTGGCTGCTCAAAGTTAACCCACGGCATCAACTTAGAAAGTAATTCATAGTTTTCTTGGGTGGCGTGGAATAGGTCAGGCTGTGCAGGGCTTGTAACATCTATTGAAGTGCCATCCTTGTTGAAATACTGCTTACCCTTGGCTGTTTCAGCGAATAAGTAGTCGGTATGATTGGATTCAAGTAAAACCAACCTTCCAACATTCAGCCAAGGGCAATAAGCCTTTTGCCCTGCTTCAAATCTTGGTGCCGTAATAGGCTCTACCGCTTCAAACTCAGGCGTTAGTTTCATATTTTGCAGTGGGTTTTCTGCTGAGTCTAGGACTGGCTCGAAAAAATCGCTAAGGTAGCTTGTACCAATTCCATTTTTGTCGATTTTTATAAACAGCTTGCCAAAAAACTTGTTGTAGTCAGTTGAAATAACATCATAAACCCTATCTCTAATCAAACCGTGTGAGTAATTACCCTCAACACACCGCACTTTCTTAACTTTCAAAAAATCATCTAGTTTCATAATTCGCTCACCTCGTCAAATGATTCGCCATCTTCATTAGTCCATTCTAGCCATTCATCATCTTCAAAAACTTCAAGCCAAAAGACATTTGAAAAGTCTGGAATCTGATTATTCTCTTGCAGGTCAAGCATGACATTTGCAATCACTTCTTTGATATCAATAGCTTGTTTTACACTGTCAACATCAATAAACACAGGGTTGTTAGGCACGTTATGAACATAACATAGTCTTAGTTTTTCCATTTTTTTATCCTTAGCGACCTGCAAGCAAGCCGCCTTTGTTATTGTTGTTTTTTGGCTAGAAAGGCACATCTTGGTCAATAACGCCTGCTTTTGGAATTGGTAATGGTGCAGGGTTGTGAGCGTAGCCTTGTTGTGGTTGTTGTGGTTGTTGTGGTTGATTGTTGTTGGTCATAAACTGCTGCGGTATGTCATTTTGTGCAGCTTGTGCAACAGGCGACTGCATAACATTAGGTTGCTGATAGTTGTTAACCTGTGGTTGGTTAAATCCGTTGCTTTGTTGCTGTGCTTGCTTGCTACCTTGTAACTCAATTTGGTTTACGCGCAATTCTTTGTATTGAGTGCCGTTATACTCACGCTCAGAGTATTCGCCTGTGATTGTCACCTGTGAGCCTTTGGTTAAATACTGCGCCAATGCTGCGCCTTGATTGCCCCATAGTGAGCAGTTAAACCAGTGGCTTTGCTTGTGGTCACCAAAACCAGTATCAGCAGCGACACTAAATCCGCAAACCTGGGTGTTGTTAGTTTGGCGTAGTTCAGCATCTTTACCTAAACGCCCTGCGATTGTTACTGTAATCATGGTTATTACTCCTATTTATTTCGCCAGTTAAATTCATCTTCTGATAGGTTAAAGAATCCTTTTAAATCCTTATCCCAATCATTTGCCAATTTTTTAAAATCAATGCCTTTTTTGCATGGCAAGCCTTGAACAAGCCATTTATTGATTACTTCTGATAACTCGCTTACCAGTCCAACAACTTCATTTTGCATACCTTCGTAGGCGTGCATATCAAGTGTGTGATAATCTTTGATAGTGATAGGTTCACCTGGTTTGATATCACTGCACTCAAACACTTGATAGCGAAATTTATCCTTGCCTAACATGGTCAAATACGCTCGCCATTGCCATGAATTAAAGTACCGCTCTGGGTCATATCTTGACGTTAGTTTGTGGTCGATAACCATAAATGGCGCATCCACATCAATAATGCCCACCAGGTCAACGCCTTGAACGCCTTGCCATACGTGCTTAACTTCGCGCTCGCATGGCTCACCTGTGATAATTTCGCCATCAATGCCACTATCAAAAACAAACTCAAAATCACCACATTTGCTGTCTAGTGTGTCGCTACAGTCCTCTAGCAGCTTGTGTAGTGCTGTTCCTGCTTGCATGGCTAGGGTAGGGCTATAAGCACCATATAGACGCTCATAGAGTTCCTGCTCGCTCATATCAGTATCAAGGTAATACTGATATGAGTCTAAGTGAGTGACTGAGATACGATTACGCACTTTCTACCTCAACTGCTTCAAATTTGTTATCGTCTCGATTGTAGCTAAAACCTAATCGCTGTCCTGTTTGCCAAACATCAGCCTTCATCTGCTTAACAAATGGGTGGTTCTCGTCAATGCTATCTTTGATATCATTTAGCGCATCAACCGTTTCAATTTCCATTAATTTAGCGCGTACTTCGTCAAGGTCTTGCTGATACTTAACCTGTTCAGCCGATAGGCTATTGATATGGTCTTTTGTCGCCTGGATAATGTTGGCTAACTGGTTTGGGTTGTTTACCATGTCAGTTACGGTGATATTGCCAACTTGACCGCTATCTTTGGCTAGGTAATTGGGCGATGGTGCAAACGCTAAGACACGCTCTGCGCCTTGCATACCTTGCACGACAGTCATGTAACCCATCATGTCAGCAACTTTGTAAACTTCTTTTTTGCTGCCGCCCACCATGTCGGGGCGTTTGATGATATTGTCACCGTCTTTATCTTCTGCTGCGTGAGCCAAGATAACGATATCTTTGCCCATGTTGCGTAGCGATTTAAGCCAGTTGGTGAACATTGAGCCTAGTTTGCCGTAACCTTGCATTGATAACTCATTGCTGCCGCGTCTGATATTTTTGGCATCTGTTTTGAGTTGGTCGCTAATCATATCCAGGACACGCCCAGCCGTATCAATGATGATGGTGTCGTAGCCTTCCAGGTCATTTGCATTGATAGTGGCAACTTCTGACCATTTAGTGATTTGCACTGTATCTTTGCGGTTGGCTGCACGATACGCGCCCTTGTCAAAGTCAAACAAGATAGGGTTTTTAGCGGTAAATGCTAATGATGTTTTCCACACACCAGGGTCGCCATAGATAAATACAATCAAGTGGTCGATGGTCAATGGTTGTGTGGCTGTTACGATATTTAATGGCATGGTTGATTTCCTTCTGTGTTAAATAATTCATTAAACTTCTGCAAGCCGTATTTATTCATCAATTCAACTTGCTCTTGCTCTAACTGCTGCTGATATTCGCAATCAAAGTCAAAATACGCTAACTCTTGATTTTGCACTTCGATTGCTAATTCACTCATTCTGCTCACTTTCCACCGCCTTTTATTTCCATCACTAACTTATCGGTTGGGCTGATAACTGGGTCATAGCCATAATCGCTAAGCTTAAAGCCTAGCGACATGAAGCAAAAAAACAGGATTGTGAGGAAGGCGAGTAGGGCTAGTTCTGTTCGGCTCATGGCTGCACCTATTGATTAACAAATTGACTTGATAGGTAATAAGAAGCAGGGTAATCACTTGTTTTGCTTAAAATTCCCATTAAAACCATGCTGAGAACCACATTTTGCAAGGTTGTTAGTTTTACGCCTGATTTCTTGTTCGCACTTGCAGCGATAGCCTTTGTGGTTAATGGCGTGTTTTCATTTCCAAGAAACGTGCTAACAACAGCTTTATGCGCCTTGACTGTTATACTGTCCTCTCTTAAATCACTTCTGCCAGTATCAACAGATGTATAAAGCCAGTCACTAGACAGCAAGTGTTGGTATTCATTGCCTTTTATTGAAATATTTTTATCATTAACTATTTCTCTGCTATGTTCTTCAAAATATCTAACATAGCCAGCACTTTTAGCCTTACCAATATGTTTTTTTGGCGGTGGCTGAACACCTTTCATTGCATTGACAATTTCAGCAATTTTTACTGGGTCAATGCCGCTCATATCATTGCCGTCAAACTCAATCGTTCCATCTGATTTAATACTTAGTTTCATGCCGCCCCCAAAATATTCGATAACTGATAATGGGTTAGCTTTTGCGCTTGTCTGTGTTTCTCGTTTGCGTAAACTGGCACACCGATTGAGTCACTTAGCAATTCGCAGAAGTGCAAAACATCGCCCCCGTCAGTAAGTGGAAAATCTACAGCTTCAGCCATACCGATTTGCACCTTTTGAAGCAGGGCATAATCGCCCTTGTCCTCAAAATCCATAAATAAAGTTAGCAGTCCTTGTGGTATATCCTTTGTCTTTTTCATCATTGACCCCTTAAGCTGCATCGTGTTGTTCGGTCTCAATCTCTGTGCTCTCGATAAAGCGCGTGATGATTGATTTGATTTCGTCAATGCGTGCCATGTAGTTAAAACCATCGCAGTCATAGCTATCTGCATAAGTGACCGTGAGTGCTGATACGCTTTCAACCTTGCTGTAGTCATAAGCGCGGCTATACCAGTGACCGCGACAGATTGACTCGTAGGGATGCTCAACATCTGCGTTGAAGTTAAAGCCTATCCATGCGCCATCGTCACCGAGTGCTAGGTAAACAATGCCAGTGGCTTGGCTGCTACTGATTTCAATTTCGTGGTCGCACTTGCTATCTAAGCGAAGTGCTTGCTTTAAAAAGTGTAGTTGTGCCATACTGTTTTAACTCCTTGTTGAGTAAAGCCCTTTCAGATTCGCAGTCGAGAAGGGCTTTTTTGTTGTCTAAAATTTGGGTTATTCCCCAACTGCTATCTAGCTGGACAAACGTAGTTAAATAGCAGTAAGTGAGTAACACTTGGCGGTTTGCAGCACCGCGTTACTGTTTGAGTAACTAGCTCAAATTTGTCTAAGTCGGAATTGAGTATCGCTAGTTTCGTCAACTTTGCGGTAGTTAGTTAAACCACATAAAGCGACTACTAAGAATCGCCTTAAATTCTTTAACTAAAAATTATTTAGTTCTTCAATTACTGCCAAGTAAAAGCATTTTTCAACAATATTGTTCGATGCTCTAAACGCTTTTCTTACTTGATTCTTTAAGCGTTTAGCCTTCAAATGTGTGCGAAGGCATTGAAGATAAAAGGCGCGTCTATATTTAGCTGCTGTTACTTCATCATCTAACTGATATGTAGAATTAATTTGACACATTGTTGTTTCTCCTGTTTTTAAAATTTCGCTAGTTCGTCACTTTGCGTTCTTGCTTGGTATGTGCTTATAATACCCCATAGGTATTATCAATGCAATACCCTAAAG